ATGACAAAGATAGAAACAAAAGCTCAATACGATTGGGCAGTAAAAAGAGTTGAGGAATTACTTCCACTGGTTACAGATGAAACCCCTCTGGATAATCCTCACAGTATAGAGTTAGAATTACTTTCTAATCTCGTTGCAGATTATTCTGAGGAGCATTTCGCACTGGGAGAACCAACGCTGGTTGATGTCCTCAAACTTCGTATGTATGAGATGGGACTTAATCAGAAATCTTTAGCAAAATTAATCGGAGTCAGTCCTTCACGCTTGAGTGATTATATTTCCGGTAAATGTGAACCGACCTTGAAAGTAGCCCGCGAAATCAGCCAGAAATTGAATATTGACGCCAATATAGTACTGGGTGTTTAATATGAGTATAGAAAACAGAAAAACCGCTTAATTCACCATGGAATAAGCGGTTTTAAGTCGGAGCCGAAAGCGGGACTCGAACCCGCGACTTACTCATTACGAATGATTATCTAAGAATTATATAAAATCACTGTGTATCAGTTATTTATAATTTAATTTAAGCTGAATAAGGATACTCATTAGAACATTTTTTCTACTTGAATGCCTTCCCTATCCTGTCACCGGATACCCAGCCATCGCCGAACTGGCAGTTCTTGATGTCTACAATATAGACTCCTTTTATCTCCAGTCCTTTACCTTGTGCTTCTTCCAGGTATGTACGTGCATAAGCATCAAAGTTTGCTCCAGAATAAGCGTCTACGGCAAGGATGAGAAAGTTCGCGTCGGTCAGTTCGCCTTTGTAGATTCCTATATCGGCATCCACAAGACTCTGAACGTATCTGTCTGCTTTATCCTTCTGTTCCTGGGACGGCTTGTTCCCTCCGCAGCCAAACAATGATATTGCCAGTATAATCAGCAGTATTTTCTTCATGGATTTAGATAGTTAGTTTGTTCTTTAATTCGTTATATAAATCGGGATTTCTCATGTCTTCCCAATAATACTTCTTATATCGGCTCCTGCTGAATCCTTCCTTACTCTCATAGACAAGAATACATTCCTTATCACACAAAACAATCACCGAAGATAGCAGTAACTTGGCATAAGAGAATGCCTGAAGAAAGGCTGATTCTATCTCATGGTTGTTCTTCATGTGGTATTTTGCTTCAATCAACACCCTTGCTTTTTCTTCTTCTGGCTTGTTGTCATAATGAAGTGCATAATCCGGGAATATACGATGCCCTCTCCCTGCATGGATTGGCAACTGACGAATGTAGTCTTTATGCTCATACCACCCCATTTCATTCAACAATGGCTCCAGTAGTTTTTTCTCTACATCTTTTTCCTCCTTAATGACTATTCCTTCCGGCAATGACGGTGCGTATATTTGTGGAAGTACGGAGGTGTCAAATCCTTTTGCTACTATCATCCTCATGAGTTCTGCATAATCCTTTCCCGTAACAGGCCATCCATTGACTCCCTGAAAATTCTTTCTGACAAGCGGATGATTTGAGAAATATATGTCAGCTTTCAACTCCTTTAAAGAAATATTAGGTATGACTATCCTATCTCCAATGTATGTATTACTATAATAATGAAAAAATGGATCTATGACCCCGTCAGTCTGTGCTATCCATAAACAGGTTATGGCACTTACAGGAGAAGTTTCATAATGAATAAGGATGTCTCCCCTCTTAGTGTCCATGTTTGATTGCCAGAAGCCAGTAGTCCAATGAGTACCATATCCTTCAATCAATCCACCAATGAACCATGCAGCCGACGGTTTGGGCATTTTGCTTTTTTCTTCTATGCCAATAACATTAGGAGCATAATCATACATGAAAGCACTAAGTTCATCAGGCGACAATTCGTTCTCCTTCCTGAATCTGTAGAACACCTTACACAACCCCCAGTAATACATACACCTGGCTTTATAATCAGACTTCTTTGGTATTGGAGGAAGTTCTATTTCAAAGTAGTCTGCAAGCCTTGTAAGCTGATAGAACTCATCTACATAGATATAAGGGAAGAAATATTCCCCAAACAAATAATTCAACTCCATTGACAGGAATGGTATATACTCTAGCATCCGGTCAAAGTCACCAATCTTTAGGACTTGTTCTGATTCTATCATCAGCCCGGTAGATATGATTTCCTCATACAGCTTTCCGGCATCATCCAGAGATTTTAATTCTGTACCTTCATGTTCTGATACTTTGTAACACCAGAAATCTTCTAGTATTCCGCAAATCATTTCGGAATTGAATCCGTCCTTGATTTTTGGATTGTACTTCTCGAATAGGCGTTCTTCTTCCATCCACTCTTTTCTGTCTGAAAAGCTGGATATGGCAGACTTCCCGTCTGGAGAGTTCTTGTACAGATTCCAAAGGTATTGATTGAATTTCATGATCTAAAGCCTTAAACTTCCAACGACTAAATTATATGAACGAATATTCTCTTTAGGTATTGAGAAATCAGGAAATTCGGAATTGTATGAACGACATAGAATAGATTCTCCAGCATCATAAATACGTTTAATAACTATCCCTTGTGTTGTGTCAAGTACATGAACTCTTCCCCATTGTAAAAATTGTTTCTCATTCACTCTAAGGCAGGCAACCTCATCTCCGGCAAAATACTCAGGTTCCATACTTTTGCCAGTAATTCTAATTGTAAAATCATATTTTGGGAAAGCACTTATAACAGGAAGCTGCTCACATTGATATTCTGTAATGCCCTCTACTGCCTCTGTAAGTGTTCCTGCCGCTGCATCATAAGGAATACGAGGCCTTGTTTCTATTTGCTTTAATTTATCACATAAATATTTTTGAATATTAGGATGCAAACTAGTTTCTGCTTCATCAATAAGAAGAATTGGGCGTTCTGTCGTTTTATATTTCATTATCTTATCGCCATATTGCTTATATAGCAAAGTGAATTTCTCATCATTTAAAGGTCTTTTACCATTTTCTATAGCAGATAAATAAGGTTGTTTTATACCCAATACTGTACAAATCTCTAATTGAGAGATATTATTGTCAGTTCTAAATTTCTTAATATCAATCATATAACACTATTTAACTTTAGAAAGAGATAAATTATTGTATAATCATATTGGCAATATAATCATTATGGTTATATTTGCATATCGAAACTTTGATACGAAACAAATATAGTAAAAACAACTAACCCTCACACGATTATGAAAAAGAATTTATTACACGAGATTATGAGCCTTGCATGGCAGTTGGTAAAGAGAAACGGTTTCTCTATGAGTGAAGCAATGAAATGCGCCTGGGCAAACATGAAGCTGAAAGCTGCAATGAAGCAAAGAATCGTAAAGTTCTACTTCAAAAAGGTAGATGGTTCTGTTCGTGAAGCCTACGGCACGCTGAAAGAAAATCTGATACCAGCCACATCAGGTGAAAGCAGAAAGAAGAATGACACAGTAGCAATATACTTTGATACCGAAAAACAATCTTGGCGATCATTTAAAAAAGCCAACTTATTGAACATAGCATAATGGATATAAAAAGAATAGTTCTCGAATCAAACAATGAAGAAGAGACAGATTATTTCGTCTCTTCTGATGGTAGAATATTCAAAGAAATTACACCATCAAAAAATGGAAATGGCTATGCCATGGTAACGATATATAAGAATGGAATTGGCTATACAAAGAGTGTCCACCGGATTGTGGCAAAAGCATTTCTTCAAAAGGTAAAAGGAAAAGAGTATATCAATCATATCAATGGCGATAAAATGGATAATAGATTAGAAAATCTTGAATGGTGTACACCACACGAAAATACAGAACATTATCACAAGACGCTGAGAAATGGCAAACCAATGTACAATCAAAAAGCATGTTTGCAGATTATAGATGGTGAAGTTATAGCAGAATATAAGAGCTTGAATGAAGCCTCACGAAGAACAGGTGTAAGTGTTTCAAACATCTATTGCTGCTGTATCGGAAAAACGACAACGGCTGGTGGCTATCAATGGAAATATAAAATTTGACAACCTTTTAAACATCGCATGACTATGACACGCCACGAAATCGAAGAAGAACTTGACGGGCTGAACAAAGACCTGAATTTCGCCTACAACGCAGATGAAGAAACTTTACGCAGGGCTTTCAATGCTGACAGCAAGCAAGAATACATCAAAGCACTTACTGAAGAGGTGGACAAATACGAAGCCCTTCTTGAAGAATACAACCTGCCTGAAGATGATGGCATGGACTACATTAACCTTCAGTTATCACAAGGCATGGCAGTGACGCACTGGTAACTCACCTACCCTGCTGACGGACTGAACGGCAACCGATAGCGAGAATCGGGCAGGGTTCTACTTGATTGGTTCTTTGACATGATGGAAATTTAGGCTTACCGTTAAGCCTGACGTGAAACGGACGACTGAGTAGCGATAACGGCTGTGTGAAAAGAGTATGAGTAAAGGGCTGCACTAAGCAAACGCAGCATACGAATCACACAGATAACAAAAAGACACTTATACGATTGCAGGTGGCCGTAGGCCGGCTACAAAGACAATCTTCACTGATTAGACACCAGCATGAACTATATATACCCGTGGCTTACCAGACCTTTGATAAGCAGTAAGGCAACCACCGGAACGCCCACGGGAACGATATTTAATACACACGGTTATGAAAATACAACTTTTTCTCTGTGCATTGTCCGTTCTGGTAATGCACTTCAATCAGGATTTGAATCCGGTCTATTGGATTGGATTTTCAGGGTTTGTAATAACTGGCTTCTGGGCCGCTTATAAAATGGATAAGGATGGAAGAGCTTCAAAAGGTAATAAAGAGCATCTGCGATGAATTTGCGGACATCAGTGCCATTCTGGCGGCACGCTCAAGGGAACTGGACAGACGGGAGCTGTTCGACAAGGAGATAGAAACCGAAATCAAGAACATTAAAAAGAATAGACATGAAAACAAATGAGGAATTACAGGGTATGACGCATGATGAACTCGTGGCATACACACAGAATCTGCAACGCGAATCAGAGGAATACAAAAAATCAATGCTGTATTATATGGAAGAAAAGAAAAAGATTGAATCGAAGTTTGACAACTTCAAGAACATGGTCAAATCGCTGGTTGTCTTAGTCGATTAGTTTTTATGGGTTATAGAAAATGGGTAGATGCCGGGCTATGAAAGTCCGGCATTTTTATTGGCAGATAGTTCAGGCGGTAGAACACCATGTAAGGGTTAGCATGGAAGTCACGGGTTCAAGTCCCGTTCTGCCAGCAAACAATCAAATACTTAAACTATGGTTAGAGAAATTACAGTAGACGAAAACTACCAGACAGTACGTCTTTTTGATGAAATGAAGAAAGGGGACATCTACAAGGTTCCCTATGACAAGAAACGGCATACCGGAATCAAACTGGAAGCATCACGCCGCAATCGTGACCTCCGCTTGATCGGGACACTTAAAAACAAAATGGACGTGAAATACCGGGTATCAGCAACAGAGTATCCGGGTTTTTCGGCAATTATCTGCTTAAAATAAAATGCTTATGATAAACGAAGATGTATTGAAAATCGTCTTAAACAACAAGTCTTTCGGGAAATACGAAGCAGCTTCGATAGTAGGCGGTCTCAAAAGGCTGAAAGAGTTGTGCGAATCCGGAAGAATAAGATACAAGACCAAAGAAGGCGTGCCACACAGCAGATGGGCTTGTAATGCCTGGGACGTGATAAAACATGCAAAATTGATGTATTAATATATTACTTTAAAACTATTGCGTTATGAGTTTGATTAAGAAATCCAATGAATTAGTAATTCCTTCCACCGTTAAGATGATGATTTACGGTCAGGCAGGTATGGGTAAGACAACAGTAGCATTGAGCGCACCGAAACCGCTGCTGCTCGACTTTGACAATGGTGTGAAACGTGTGAATATGGCACATCTGGACGGTATAGACATCGTACAGGTAAGTTCATGGCAGGATGTACAACAGGTATTGCAGGAAGACCTTTCGGCCTATCAGACAATAGTTGTGGACACCATCGGAAAGATGATGGATTTCATCATTTCTTACAAATGCGGTACACGACAGCCGCAAATCAAGGACTGGGGAGGTATCAACGCTGAGTTCTCATGGATGACACGAACCCTTTCATCACTTAACAAGAACGTAGTGTTTGTGGCCCACCGTGACACTCGGAAAGAAGGTGACGACACCGTGTTCATACCTGCTTTAAGAGAAAAATCGTACAACTCTATTGTTACGGAACTTGATTTGCTGGGGTATCTGGAAATGCGCAATGAGAACGGTGTGCAGAAGCGTACAATCACATTTGACCCCACATCAAGAAATGACGGGAAAAACACCTGCAATTTGCCGGGACTGATGCAGGTGCCTACAATTCTTGACAAGAATGGAAATCCCACAGCCAAGAACGACTTTATCACTGCAAAGGTAATTATGCCCTACCTGAGCATGTTGCAGGTAAAGAAAGAAGAAGCTGCAAGGTATGATAAGGTCATAGCTGAAATCAAAGAGAACATCGAACTTATTACTGATGCCAGTTCTGCAAATGAGTTTGCGTCAAGAATTAATGAGTTTGAGCATGTAGGCAGTTCCTTGAATATGGCCAGAAATCTGTTTTCAGCAAAAGTAAAAGCTCTCGGGCTGGTATTCGATAAAGAGACAAAGACTTATGCAGACAAAGCAGCCTAAATTCAAGTTCTATGCTACACTTTTGGATGCCTTTACAAGCTATCTGAAAAGTGATGCCATCTGGGAAAGGTATTGGGGATTCAGTGAGAATCCCCCACATACCCCCGAAGAGTTCAGACAGCAGCAGTTTCAGAGCCTGATTGACACTATAAACCGTGTCCCGTTTGATAGTGAAGCAGCCGACAAGGGAACGGCTTTCAATGAGGTAGTCGACTGTATGGTTGAAAACAGGAAATCAGACAAGGTACAGGTGGAAAGACTATTGTCAGACATGCAGGATGGCAGACAGACATTGGTCGGGCTGAGAGCCACCTATAAATGCCGTCAGTTCGATTTCCCTATCTCAATCTGCCGTGAGTTTGCAGACTATTACAAAGGGGCCTTGACCCAGCAACGGGTTGAAGCAGTTTTGCCAACATGCTTCGGAGGAGTTCTTCTATATGGTTATATAGATGAACTGATGCCGATGTCAGTACATGACATCAAGACTACCGGAAGTTACTATGTAGGTAAGTTCAAAGACCACTGGCAGCACATGGTTTATCCATACTGTCTGATGCAGAACGGAAGTGATGTAAGGTCATTTGAGTATAATGTTACGGACTTCAAATCAACCTATACTGAAAGCTACACTTTCGTACCGGCACGGGATATACCTATCCTTATAAATCATTGTGAGGACTTTATCCGGTTCTTGAATGACAACAGAGATTTGATAACCGATAAGAAAATTTTTGCAGAAGACTAGATAAATGGATGAAATTGAATACAATGGAAGGATTTATGAGCTTAGAGGTGAACAAAATGGACTTCTGACCTATCTTACTAGAGATTGTGCCTACGCATTGATAACAAATGAACGGCGAAAAATTCTGATGGATATTAGAGTTAATTCGTCAAATCTTCTATCTATATATTATGCCTAATCAAATAACCGGACGGCTGGTCTATATTGGCCAGCCCCAAGAAATCCCATCCAAAAGCGGTGGCAACCCGTTTGTGAAACGTGAATTTATTCTTGATGCCACAACCTATGACCCCTATACAGGTGAACGAAGCCAGTACGAGAACGTCCTGCCACTTGAAGTAAGTGGTGACAAATGTGCCGAACTTGACCAGTTCAGAACCGGTGATGTAATAACGGTTTCCTTTTCCCTGCAAGGTCGGGAATGGACAAATCAGGACGGACAACTAAAACGCATGGTGTCCATCCGCTGCTATAAACTGGAAGGCCGTCAGCCAATGCACCAGCCAGCATCCGTGCCAGCACAGCAACCGGCACCGACACAAACGCCAACCATGGCACAGGCGTTTCCACCTGATGTAGATGCGAATGGAAATCCCAAAGATGACTTACCGTTCTAGCCTATGAGCATATTCAATCTGAAGAATGAATACGATATACCCAAGTTCAAGGCTTATGTAAACAAGCTGTTCCAGGAGCATGCAGTTGTGGAAGTGAGAAAGAAGCTCCCTAACCGCACGCTATCCCAGAACAGCTATTTGCATCTGCTTTTAGGGTATTTCGGCAGTGAGTACGGTTGCAGCCTTGATGAAGCAAAGATAGACTTCTACAAAAGGACTTGCAACCGTGATTTGTTTGAGAGAAAGACGGTCAACAAGAAAGGCAAGGAAGTAACCTATCTGCGAAGTTCTGCAGAACTGACAACAGGTGAAATGACTTTGAGCATTGACCGCTTTCGTAACTGGAGCGCATCTGTGGCCGGTATTTACTTACCAAGTAGTTCTGAACGTGATTTTTTAATCCATATCCAACAGGCAATAGAAAATAATAAAGAATTTTTATAAAACTATTCTTATGGAAGAAGTTTGGAAGGATATTATAGGGTATGAAGAATATTACCAAGTATCCAATAAAGGCAATGTCAGGTCAAAAGACAGATGGTATGATGCTCCTTATCTAAAAAATAAACAAGTTATTTTCAGAAAAGGAGTTAGTATCAAACCAAGACCTAATAAGTATGGCTATTTAACAGTTTGTTTAAAAAAGAACAGTAAAGGGAAAACAATTCCTATTCACAAGCTTGTTGCAGCCGCCTTTATTGAAAATGTATTAAGAAAGACGTGTATAGACCATATAAATGGAAATAGAACGGATAATAGAGTTGAAAATCTAAGATGGGTAACAATAAAGGAAAATCAAAATAACCCGATTACTAAAAAGAGATTGAGTGAATGCAAAATAGGAGCAAAACATCATTTTTATGGAAAACATCTATCAAAAGAGCATTCTCAAAAAATAGGTAATGCCAATAAAAATGGTAAATGCTCTATACCTGTCGTACAGTTGGATTTAGACGGCAATTTTGTTAATGAATATCCCTCAACAAATGAAGCAGAAAGGCAGACTGGTATTCATCATGGTGGCATATGGCGTGCTGTAAAAAAGCATTCAACAGCTGGAGGATATAGATGGATATATAAACGAGATTATAAACCGTAAGATATGCTGCCAACGAACAACAGATGCTAATTTTTGCACAACAAGAAATCGAACGTAATAAAGAGTTTATATGATAGAAACAAGAAAAACAGAGCTAAGATATGTAACGTCAGACCCGGCAAAGATGCTTAATATGTATCTTGCAAAGGGCGTGTATAAAACATGGAATGAAGATTTTATAGACGAAGCCACTCAAGAAACAATCACTATCGAAAGAAATGAGCTTCTTTTTACACGTGGCACGTTGATAGACCAAGACACTCTTGCACAAATCCGTTTCAGTATGGAAGCTGATGGGATTAAAGAGGTAGAGGTCAGCAACCAAAAACGAATGGCATTTGAGAATGAAAACAAATGTTTGTATCCTTATATCGCACAAGCCCAAATTGATGATAAGAAATACAAATTTCTTCTTTATGCTACCGGATTAGATAATGTAATTGCCATCCTAAAAGACTATATCGAATTAAACTATCAGTCAGGCTTTACTTTGACAATGGCGAAAGAGTTTGATTCATGTATCATCCTTACTGATAATTTGAAAGAACGCAAAATTGATAATGTCTCAGAAGAATATTTGGATGAAACGGATTTGGAAAGTTCTGAGGAAGAATCAAAGCCTAATGAAAAGAAGTTCTACCAGATTGAAACCAAAGTAACCTTTGATGATGAAGAGGAAAGAACGCAAACCTTTGTTGTTCACACTTTCAATGTAGATAGGGCAATGATGCTTATTTCTCATTGGCTTAAAAACAAAGAGGAAGAATATGAGAAACAAGCCAAAGAAAAAGGGCATGAATACGAGAAGAAAGATATTCATACCTCTATTGAATCAGCTAAACCTATTCCAGTAGGAAGATTTATTCCAAAAGAGTTCTCGATGGCTTATGTTGATTAACTGACAGCCCGGAAAGACGGGTACCTGGTATCGTGGCGGAATTGGTAGACGCTATGCTCAATGATTGGACGGTCAATCCATAGATGCAAAGAACTGACAACTCATGCAGGTTCGAATCCTGCCGGTACCACAAACTAAAATTATGAATAATATGAGAAAAGGAATTAATAATAAAGGAAAATATCCGTCTCCTTTAAGAATAAATGTAAAGGGAGACGGATGGGTTTTAAATTGTAGATTATCTACACAAAAATTTCTTACTAAAAAGTGAAATAAAACCACAATTAGGGCATACTGCCATCACTACTGGATATGAACCTAAAGATTCGAGCCCTACTGTATGTCTTGAATCAATGTCTAAAGAGACAAGGTGCATTTCTTCTGGACATACATCCTTATTACCTTCATATCCACAATTAGGACATCTGCCAACTTTCAAATTCTGTTGCAATTTTAATAATTGCTCGTTTGTAAATCTACCCATAATTGAAAAAATTAAAATTAGACAAAGACAAAGATAATAAATAACTGGGGCATATCCAATCTTTTATGATTAAGTTAAAATTAGACACATTACACTTCTTTTTGGGAAGGATATGCCCCTTCTTAAATTTATAATTTAATAATGCCATATTACATAAAAAGAAAAACAAAGAAGAAAGAAAAGCCTTTACCGTTATTTGACAAGGCAGGTATCAAGATTAAGAAGAAGCCGGATTTAGTGGCCAAACTCGACAAAGTTTTCAGCCGCTATATCCGGCTTCGTGATTGTATGCCGAACGGGTATTTCCGCTGTATATCATGCGGCCAGATAAAGCCATACGAACAGGCCGATTGCGGACACTTCCATTCGCGCCGCCACATGGCCACACGCTTTGACGAGGACAACGCCCACGCAGAATGCCGGGCGTGCAACCGATTCAGTGCCGACCATCTGATACAATATGAAAAGAACCTGAAAGCTAAAATCGGCCAGCTACGATTCGACAAGCTGGCATGGAGAGCAAGCCAGGCGAAGAAATGGACTGATTTTGAATTAATAGAACTCACCAAGTATTACAAGGCTTTGGGAGACAAACTGAGTAAGGAGAAAGGATTATGAGTTATGTTTTACGGGATTATCAGCAGAAGGCCAGTAATGCAGCGGTCAGCTTCTTTGCTAACAGAGCCAAGAAGAACAATGCCATCATGGTACTGCCTACCGGAGCCGGTAAGAGTCTTGTGATTGCCGACATCGCCAGCCGTCTTGAAGGGCACACGCTGGTATTCCAGCCAAGTAAGGAGATACTCGAACAGAACTATCTGAAGCTCTGTTCGTATGGTGTTCTGGACTGTTCCATCTACTCTGCCTCATTCGGACGAAAGGAGATTTCAAGAATAACTTTCGCCACTATCGGAAGCGTAGTCAACCATCCGGAACTTTTCCAGCATTTTCAGAATATCATTATCGACGAGTGCCATCTGGTTAATCCGAAAGACGGAATGTACAAGAGATTTCTTTCGATGCTGAAATGTAAAGTCCTTGGATTGACGGCTACGCCCTACCGTCTTTCATCAAGCAGGGATTTCGGCAGCATGTTGAAGTTCATCACACGCACACGCCCGTGCGTGTTCTCTGAGGTAATCTATCAGGTTCAAATCTCTACTCTATTGGATATGGGGTATCTTTCGAAGCTGAACTATTATCCGATGAATCCTTTGGGATGGAACGAACTTAACCTGAAGGTGAACACGACCGGAGCCGACTACACGGACAAGTCTGTAGTGAAAGAGTATGAGCGTATCGACTTCTACGGGTTTCTGGTGAGCATCGTCCAAAGGCTTATGAATCCCAAGAGCGGTGTAAAACGAAAAGGTATATTGGTTTTCACCCGTTTTTTGAAGGAAGCAGAACGCCTTACCTGGTCCATTCCCGGAACAGCCATCGTTTCAGGAGAAACACCGAAGAAAGAACGTGAACATATCCTTGAAGCGTTCAAGGCTGGAGAGATACCGGTCGTTGCCAATGTAGGTGTACTTACTACCGGATTTGACTATCCTGAACTGGATACGATTGTCATGGCCCGTCCGACGATGTCTTTAGCTCTATGGTACCAAATAGTCGGTCGTGCTATCCGTCCGCATCCTAACAAGGAGGCTGGCTGGATCGTTGACCTTTGCGGGAATTTGAAACGATTTGGCGAAGTCAAGGATTTACGCCTGGTGGATAGCGGAAACGGCAAATGGGCCGTGTACTCCAATAGCAGACAGTTGACTAACGTAAGATTCTGAAACTATGGAAGAAGGATTTTTGAGGCTAAGCCGCAGGTTTTTCTCGAATGAAATGTGGAAAGTAGCCCGTGAGTTTTCGGAATGCGAAGCGTGGCTTGACTTGATTCAGTCAGCACGATTTGATGCAACCGGCGAGGCGTACAGCGAACTCATCGGAGGTCGGGAAATCTCTTATTCAAGAGGTCAATATCCAGCATCCATATCGTTTCTGATGAAGCGTTGGAAATGGTCTGAGAAGAAGGTCAGATATTTCCTGTCCAAACTGAAGAAGAAGGGGATGATTACAACCTGTAACCAACAGGGCATGACTGTCATAACCTTATGCAATTACGATGACTACAATCCTATCAAGGACAAGCCCAAGGACAAAGATAAGGGCATAGACAACAGTAAAGAAATCAGCGATTTAAAGGTGTCTATGGGCGAACTAAGGGCAGAGCTAAGGGCAATGTCGCAAAAAATGGCCGAAAAAATTGAAGATTTGGGGCAAGGTAAGGGCAATAAGAAAAAGAAAGATAAAGAAACTGTTAATGATAATATTCCCCCCACACCCCCCAAGGGGGAGGGTATTAATTATAAAGCCCGTTCCCTTTTTGAAACCTATTACAGACAGTTGTTCGGAAGTGATTATTACTGGACGGCCAAGGATGCAGGAGCAATGTCCCAGCTGCTTCAAAAACTGAAGTTCCAACGGGAACAGAAGCAGATGGATGTCGCCGATGAATCAATCCTGTATGCACTTCAATATTTGCTTTTATCCATAAAAGAAGGTTGGATATTCGAGAATTTTAGCGTGACAAACATCAACTCAAAATTTAATGAGATAGTTTCTCAGGCCAAGAAAAAAGCTCTTTCAAAAACAGATGTAGGTATAGTTCTGAAGGATAATTCACCGGAAAAATACAAGAAAGGCTGGTAAACATGGAACAGATAAATTTTCAACAGACAATCGAACGGCTTAAAGATATGGGCTTCTCCCCTATTCCTAACATCGTACAGGTAACCGTTCCGGATGCCAAAAGAGTTCTCTGGGCCGGTATCAGGTACTTCACTGGAGAAAATGCCAGATGGCTTCCTGAGTACGAAGAAGTGGCAGGCTGGCTGGCCGGCAATGAAGGTCGCGGACTTTTGTGTTTCGGCAATTGCGGACGCGGAAAGACCCTTATCTGCGGAAAGATTCTTCCTTTGGTTCTTAACCATTACTGCCGCAAGGTGGTAAGCTGCTACGATGCACAGCAGATGAATGCAGATTTGGACGCCGTGAAGCAAAAACACATCATCTACGTTGACGATATAGGGACAGAGAATCTTAGCGTCAAATACGGCGAAAAAAGGCTTGCATTCGCTGAGCTGGCAGACGAAGCCGAGAAGAAAGGAAAGCTTCTCATCCTGACCACCAACCTCACGATAGACGAGCTGAGAGAGAAATATGGGGAAAGAACCATTGACCGGCTTAGGGCGATAACGAAAACCGTCCTCTTCAGCGGTGAAAGCCTGAGAAAATGATATGAAAATCACAATCAACTGGGTAACTCGTGACTGGAACCTGATCAGGAGACTACGTGAGAAATACCGTCTTCCACAATACATGAACGTGAACGGACTCACAGAGGCAGAGGTTGACGAAGAGACATTAAGCAATCTCCGCAAGGGTGAGCCAAAGTATTTAATCATCAGAAAAGTAGAGAAATGACAAGACAAGAATCAGAAAGAAAGCTCAATGAACTGAGAAAGAAGTATATCGCCTTGATTTCATCCATGAACTTTGCCAAAGCACAGAAAATCAAGAACAAGATTGACTCCCTTGAAAGAGAGCTGGAACCGCATTCCTTGGGAGAACTTCTTCAGGACTATACCCCGGAGTTCAAGGTAGAAATGCTTCGCAAGATGCACAAGCTGTTCATCTACTCAGACTTACTTGAGGGTGCGGCACTGGAGTTCCAGTCTGAACTTGAATCAAACGGAATAGATGCTCAGGTAGTTTTTCAGGTAAAGCGCGTTCTGAAAGAACTGAGAAGCATAGTACGAATACCGGATGAAGAGAAAAACGCTTCATTGTCTGACAACTTTGCCGGGATGTGTGATGAAGCTGGACTTGTAGTGAGTAACATAATCAACAAATATCTTGCAAAATGATAACGGAAAATGACCCAATGCTTCCACGTAAAGTGGATTTGGAGAAGAACCCTTCTGGAACCGAACTGAAAATCGCCCAGCATCGGGAACTGGAGAAACATGGAAAGTATGTAGCTATCCCAGGCGACAAGACACAGACGCGAATTTTCGTCCGCAACGGTGAGGATGCGGAAAAGAAGATAGCTGCTTACTTGGAGAGAATCAACAACCGACCTCAAAGATGGAACTAAAATAATACTATTATGTCAAGTTCAAATTTTGAAACAACAATCCAGGCGTATTTGGAGAATCGTGCAAAGACTGATTCTCTCTTTGCCGAAACCTACAGGAAAGCGAACAAGAGTATCGAGGAATGTATCAAGTATATCTACTCGAAAGCCAGAAAGCTGGCAAAAGGAGGAAACGCAGTCGGTGTAGATGATGCAACCGTATACGGATGGGCAGTCCATTACTACGATGAGGATGACATCAAAGTGGACAAGGTGCAGGAACGTGTGGAAGTAGTGGCTCCGGCTTCTGAACCTGCGAAAGCAGAGCAACCAAAACCACAATTAAAGCCGCAGCCGAAACGCAAGAGAGGTGATGATAACAGTCTGCAACTTTCATTATTCGGAGAACTATGAGACCAAGGACAAAACGTGAAAGGCTGGTGGCTGAATTGAGTAGTAAGCTGCCAGCGATAACAGAAGCCCAAATACGGTGGGGAAAGAAGCATTGCTTCCCACATAACGCTTACCGCTGTAAAGATGAAATGTGGTGCAGTGAATGTGGAAAGATGTGGGTAGACACAACCGGACAGAAGGAAGGATACATACGGTGTCCTTACTGCGGTGAACGCTTGGAAATAAAATCCAGCAGGAAGAAAAAGCTGTGTCAGTATGAGTACATGACTATCGTCACGGCAGTAGACAAGTTTCAGGTGCTCAGACATGTGGAAATAGGAAAGCACAAAGGGATGAAAATGGGGGAAATATTCTACCATAGCATGGAAGTTTGCCAGCAGTGGATAACTGAAGACAGGAAAGAAACAGTAATGGCCAGACCAATGAATATGGGCAAGAATGCCTGGATATACGCGCAGCCTATAAGCATCAAAAATTCTGTTGATGATTACGGATATAATTGCTATGACATAAACGGATATGTATATCCAAAAGTAAAGCTGCTGCCTATACTCCGAAGGAACGGCCTTCGTACTTCGTTCCATGGTATTACTCCGGCAAGGCTGATACATGCCATTTTAGGAGAAAGCAGGTATGCGGAAATGCTATTGAAGACGAAACAGTATGGTATGCTGAGTTTTTACATGCATCGTGGTTGTATTTATCATCCGTGGGTAGTGAATATCTGCAACCGTAACGGGTATATCATCAAGGATGGTTCCATGTATGATGATTATCTTCATTTGCTTGATTATTTC